ATCTAAAAACAAGATATTGATTTTAGACTTTGAAATACTACTCATTAGCTTACGAATAGCTATAAGAGTAGCCGTGTTGACCCTTGCCAACTCTCCAGAAGAAAGTGCTAGGATATCTACTACATTACCATTATCGGTAATCTCTACATTAAGTTTATCGTTTGAAACAACGAACTCTAATGTAAAGCGACCATCAGACAATTCGGCCAAGTACTCATTAGCTAATTCTTCAAGCTCTCCAACTAAGTTTTCTATCTTGTATGCAAGTAGCCCGTTTGTACTAAAGGACTTCTTCAATACATTAAGGTTGGATTCTAGCTTTTGATTCCCTAAAAGCTTACCATCATACTCTTCTTGCTGCTCAACAAACTCTTCTGTCTGCTCTTGAATTACTTCTATACGAGTATTTAGTTTTGTGCGTCGCTCGTTTTCGGCCGCATTTTCTGTTATTAGTCTCTTATTATCAGCGACCATCTCTTCGCAATGTTTTAGGCTTGCGTCAATTTCTGCTTCTTCCAGTAAGGCAGTTGGCAGAGATTTATCATAAGAGCGATACAACTCTTCCCATGTAGATATATCCTTCTTATTCTGCTCATATTGGGCGTTATCTACTTTAATCTTCTGAATTTGAGGGCGAATAATCAGTGCTTTAGCATGAGCTTCGTCACGGTTTTTACGCTCCACTTCAATCAGTGCTTTCTCAGCAGAAACATCAATAGGTTGCTTACAAGTAGGGCACTCATCAGAAATTCGTTCTAATTTATCCAAAGTTCGTTGAGCACCCGTAGAGACTGCTTGTAAAGAGCCTAACTCTTCTTGTAAATCATCGTAAGGAGTCCAAACAACTTCACTAGTCTGTATAGCGACGATGTTTATCTTATCCAGCAACATTTTATATTGAATGTTTGTTCTAATTTTATTATTTGTATCAGAGATTCTAAGTTTTTGTGTCGTCCAATAACGTAAGTCTTCTTCAGCTTGAGATGTATTAATTTGTAAATCTAACATTGGAAGTATGGATGTATCACTCAATTTATTTGTATCTAACCATTTTTCTACTGTTGCAAGCTTCCCTGCTATTGTAGAAGATACTGATGCTACTTCTTTGGAAGCACCTTTGAATATCTCGAATAGCTCAACGTACTTTTCTAGGTGTAATAAGTCAATAAGAAACTTCTTACGATTAGCGTCTGTAGCTGTTAGGAACTGTAGACTCGCGTTAGTATTTTGGTATACCAACTGCGAGAAGGTTTTAAAGTCTACTCCAAGAATCTCCTGCAAAGTTTTATAGGTATTAGTAGCCGTATGGCTAGATATATCAGTACCATTCTTTTCGAGTTTTACTTTAATATTTGTTTTGCGATTAATTGTAATTTCGTATCTATCGGAATCCTTGGTAAAGGCCAGATAGATATTGTAACCGTCTTTTACATAGCGATTCGGGATGTCTGCTTTTTTAATACCTTTAGAGTTTTTATTATACAGAGCCTCCTCGATGATTAACGGTATGGAAGACTTACCCATACCGTTAGTACCAAGGATTTGTGTTACTGTATTAGCCTCTAAATTTAATTCATTACCAGAACCGTAACTAAAGCAGTTATCCCATTTCAACGTTTGTAGTATAATCATTGTAGGTTCCTATGATGTCTGGTACTTTATCAGTGTTTATTTCTAGTATATACGTTAAGTACTCTGCTAGTTCTTCTTGTATAGACATTTCTTTATCCATTATCAGAGAGGCTTCTGACTTTCGTATTACTACTTTTTTATCTAGTAGTTCAGAGTTCTTAACTCCTGCTAAATCTTGTATATCGCCTTCTACTTCATATATAGTATGATCGTAGTCAGTGGCAAGCATTTCTTCTTCACTTGTAACTGTTTTACGAATAAGTTGTGGTAGTTTAAATTCTTCCCACATCCAAGACCAGTCTTGTTCGTTAATTAACAGATAACCAGTCTTTACTTTATTTCTATGAAACGAGGTAGTCATTGGGCTACCAGGATATACAATATTCTTTTGACAGTTGCTATGAGCGTGTAGATCACCTGCAAACACAACTGGGAAATCTTCTAGTAAGTCTAGGTCAATTTCAGGTTTTACGTGGGGTGGTATCTCTCCCCGGACATGGGTGAACAAAGGCTTATTCGTATCAAAGTGGTCAATGCTACCCTTCTTATGTAGATCTGCATAAGGTAATATACCGTATCCAAGATCGTGATCAACGTATGATATATCTACTACATTAATAAGAGGGTTAATATCTCTGGAAACTTGTTTTAGCTGTGTAAAGAAAGTTTTATTCTTTTTTGTAGCTTCATGGTTTCCGTCATAGATAATGGTTGGGATCTTTACTCCACGAATAAACGTAAAGTAAAGCTCCAACTCTTCCATATTCGGAAGACGATCAAAGAGATCGCCTCCGATTATGTGCATATTGCATTCTTTCTCTAAATCATAGATTTGGCTAAAGAACATTTGATAACGGTTTGTAGCCCACTTTACTGGGACATTCTTTTGCCCCAGTTTGATGTGCCAGTCTGCCGTAAATAATATCACCCTACGTTAAACTCAGCGTCTAGTGCTTCGTCATCAGTCTCTGCGCCTACATTTCTTACACGATCGAGCAACTCTTTCTGTGCGTCAGCAGTTGGGCGAGGCATAACATCGTCCATAGATTTTAAGTCAGCAATAGCTGTTTTTTCTTCGGCGGTAAGGGCACGAGGCTTGCACTTCAATGCTTGGAGTTGGTACTCTACATTGTAAGGTAATGGGCCTGTTTTTACTCGCTTGAAACAAATATCCCAACCAGTTTCGGGATCAGTAGGATCACCAAGATCTTCTGCAGCAGTAATAATTTGCTCCCACAGCTTCTTCTTTAGATTTACTACTTTAACTTGACCGTTATCAATACACTGAGTAGCGTAGCTCCAGCCACACTTTAGATCAGGGTAGTATTCACGAATCCAATCTTGTTCTTTGTTATTGAAACGTTCGCTGTTGCGGTCAAAAGAAAGACACTCCATAGGAATGTTCTTGTCGTTTTCTCCAGTAATCCAGTAAACATAACGAGCAAGAATGTCGCCTACAACGCGCATTTTGTTGTCACCGTCTTTGTACTGAAAGGTTGAGATTGAGGATTTTTGGGCTCCGCCCGTTTGCTTATTAAATGATAATGCCATTAGTGTATAGTCTCCGTTGTGACTTCTTCATAAATAAATGTGATTGTTTCATCATCTATTATAAGTAGCCTGTTGTCGTTAATTTCGCTAAGATGCACAGGACAATGTAGTGTATCTAACGTAGTTTTTTGTGTTGCAAGATAGTCACCAGTGCATCTTAGTGAAGCAAGGGCGTAATATATGCAAAGTTCTCTTTGTGTATACTTATAAGAATGGTACAGAAGCACATCTCCATGTAAAAGAAAGCTATCTCCCGTATAGTTTTTATACGAATAGTTATAGATGCGGTCGTACCTGTTACGAGGGATCTGTTCGTTTATTAACATTTCCATGATCATGTTACACGTAGCAATATTACCGTCCGCCGTATCAAAAACCTTTTTCCAATCAAATAAGAGCATAATTATACTAAATTTTAACCTTTTTGTCAAGTCTTTTTTTTCTAAAGGTACTTCATATTCCAACCTTGTTTCATATAGAACCCAACACGATTGGAGGCTTGTTTTCGAGCCGTATTTCCTTTCAGATGAATATCTATAATAACAGGGTCTATCTTACCTTCCTTTTTGCGAATCACTCGCCCACAAAGCTGTGTGAGTAGTGGTTCATTATTTACGGGGGTAGCCAGTATTAAGCAGCTAAGTGTGTCAACCGATATACCCTCCGAGAAAATTGCCTGCGTCCCGTAAAGAACATTTTTATCTCCATACAGGATTTCATCTACAAGCGTTTCTCTATCCTCATGCGAGACGTCCCCTGTAACGCATATTGCTTTGTCTCCGGTAAGATCAGAGCAAGCCTTCAAAAAGCTCACTCTATCACTTACCACTAAGACCTTGTGCCCCTTAGCAGCGTAGGCTGCCGCTAGAAGACTTATTGTATGTCTGTACTCTTCATCATTCGCCAGCTTTGTGACTCTATTAGCCCAAGGTATTCTGTTACCATCCATGAATCGTATATCAGACGCTACAAGGTGTACTGTAGGGGTCATATAGTTTTCTTTAGGTGGTTTAAAGAGAGTATTACCAAAGTAATCTCTGAACACAACGTGTTTCCCATCCTTTCTTTCTATAGTTCCCGATAGACCTATCTTGTATCTACAGTAATTTGTATCTAGTATTTTACTAAAGGTTGGACTACTAACGTGATGCATCTCGTCTAGTATGACTGTCCCAAACTCTTTACGGATCTTGTCTACGTTTCGGTAAAGAGTTTGAGTATTACCAATTACGATAGGAGCATCAAGTTCAAACTTTCCACTGCCTATTATACCAGCCTTAATTCCAAATACTTTTTCTACTTCTTTTGCCCACTGATTACGCAGAGGGACAGTGTGGGTAACAACAAGTGCCTTCTGTCCAAGCTTGCCTGCTATAGCTAAACCTGTAAAAGTCTTTCCCCAACTGACCCATGCGTTAATTATAGCGTTGTCTTCGATCTCGTCATAAACTTTCTTTTGACTATCTCGTAGATCAAACCTAAACTCAGGAAATTCCACAGGTACATGAACGCGCTTATCAATTATCTCATAGTGCTCTGGGATTAAATCCATACGCCCTATAGGTAATGATATTAACCCGTTTCGAATAATCCCCATATTCTTAATAACTTGAGGAGGATCGAGTGGATTGTGCGTAGGAATTGTGTAGGTAAGTTCTTTGTCGATCTTATCCTGTAATTCAGCACTGCAATCCATATATATTCTGTGACTTATAACTGCTTTCATACTTTAGAATGTCTTCCCTATCGTTGCTATATAAGACGTACTACCGCCCCAGTCTCTTTTTATAGCTGATACACCAAAGTCGAGACCTGAAAAACTATAGCCATAACCAACT